ATCTTGCCCCAGCTAGGCGCAGTAGACACACCACCAGATATAAGTGCATTACCAGTTACAACCCCAGTTAAATTATCATAGTTGTTTGTAGCCGACGCATAGATAATATCTCCCGTTGTAGCAGAGTTAGCAAATGATACACCACTCCACTCAACCGTTGAATTGTTGCTACGCAAAAATGTTCCTGCGCTACCGATTGCAAGTTTAGATAAAACGTTTGCTGCTGATGCATAAAGTATATTACCTTGTGTATACGTATCAGTACCAGTACCACCATCAGTTTCGCCAAGTGCTGTTGTTAATGATAATGCATTTGCAGTTACAGTCGTACCATCCCACGTAAATGTAGAATCACTATCAATGTCTGTACCGCTTGTAAATACAGCGACCTCGTTGTTGAGTGGTGTGCCAGATGATGTTACTGTACCAGAGCCACCTGCTGTCAATATAGTATTTGTGCCAGCTTCATCTGTAAAGTTTAATGAATTATCTGTGCCTGCCCATAGCTGTCCGAACCCAGTTTGATTTGTGATTGCTGCTGCACGTTCGGCTATCATCAGCGGAGTATTAAAATGAACATAGTCAGTTGTATCTTCAACTAGACGCATTATCTCTACACCACCAGCAATTAACGATAGCTGATCTGCTGCACCTTGCCCTAGACCAGTATTAAAATCTCGGCGCGGCCCCAAAGTTGGCACAGTGCTTGTAGCTCCTGTGTTGCGTACATAGAATGATTGGCTACCCGAGCCACCAAAGTAGGTGCTGCTGTTCTGGAAGAAAAAGTTGACTACGCCAGCCATAGCTACTCCCATTACATCGTCAGAGCTTTCATAGAAGCCTGTGTCGCCATCACCAAAAGCAAGTGTAGGAGTTACTGCATCACTTTCTTGCGGTAGCAATAGTTGTGTGCCAGCGCCAGCAATAGCAAGTGTCGTACCTGTCCAAGTAAAGTTTGCATCACCTTCAATTGTAGATGCGCCAGTCCATACACCAACTTGGTTATCGACTGGTGTGCCTGCTGCTGAAACGTCACCACCTGTAGCAGATAGATCAACAGTCGCGCCATTCAATCGTGCGTTAAACGCGCCTGCTGCTGTTACCCATACATCGCCGTCAACTGGTGCTGATGGTGCTGCTACCGCTTCTGCGATGTTCAGTCCAGCTAATGTTGTTGTAGACGCAGGCGTTGTGATTGGCTGCGAAAAGTCAATCGCTGATGCATCTGTTGTAATGCTACTTGTTCTAGCGTCAAATCTTATTCCCATCTTATACCTCTATTATCTCCACTCTGCATTTCCAATCAATCGTATGTGCTGCTTCGCCAGTTACATCAATGTCCATTGTACCGCTAGTATTATTTGCTGATACAGCAATAGTCCACGTACTTGCGCCTGCTTCGTCTACCCTATCTACAATTGTACCACCAATTATAGTAAGAGTTCCTGCGTCATTTGTTGCAGCACCAACTATACGTTCATATACAGCATCACTTGTTGCAGCTTCATTTCCTATAATAGAAATTTCAAAGCCGAACGCTCCATCAGTGCCTGGTTCAGCTATTGCTAGAATCTCTGTTGTTGTTGCGTCAGTTGTTTGCACAGACCCAGCATATATTCTTTTTGCTTCTACACTAGCAGCCCAAATATCAGTAGACGCATCTGGGTCAGCCCAGAACACAGGAACTAATGAACTACCTGCAGTTGTAGCACGTATAATAACATGCGCACTATCTTCTAAGTTGTCGATCCTTAACGCATCGTTGTTTGATCCAGTGAACTTGAATCCAATTTCTGCTTTGTCTGTAAAGTCAGCAAAAGAAAGCGTCAGTAAGCCACAGTAGACTGTGCAGCTAATACATTATTGTTGTATAGCCTAACAGACCCATTAACTAAACACTCAAGACCAATTTGGTCGCTGTTCGGCAACAATCTTATTTCGTTGTCTGTGCCGATAATGTTAAAGTCAGTTCCGTTATTCTGCATTGTGACTGTATCTGCGCTGCCAACATCACCAATTGTTAGTATGCCTGTTGATACGTCCCACGTAAACTCAGCACTACCTTCAATATCATTTGCTGTAGCTGCACCAACTGCAATTTGATTATCTGCTATAGAACCACCAATGTTGCCCATTGTACCAAGTGATGTTCGTACAACCATAACACGCACATCATCACCATTAATGAATACTGTTCCATTATGTTCTAGTGGTGTTATTCCAATTGTGTACCAACCAGTGTTATCAGTGATCGAATCAACTCGACAATGCATCCACCTCGTTGAATCTGTACCTTGGTGTAACTGCAATGTGTCACCAACTGCAAGCATACTCCAGAACCAAGCTGTATCATTCTCACCATAATCTAAATCATCAAAGTATAGCTCTGTTGCTGAAGCAAACGCTGCATTGTTTACTCGCATAAAGTTGTCGCCTGGGTCAGCAGCGGCAGTTGGGTTGTTGAATCTGTAATTTAATTCTGTATAGTTAGCAATAGGCCATGTGATGCCATCGCCATTCATTGACATATGTACATCTGTGAAAGAAGAATGGCCTGCTACCCATAATTGTGCATGACCACCATATGCTGCTGGTGGAGCGCCATTTGATCGAAGTATTGCAATTGGATAATCAAACGCAGCACCAATGATACCTGTGTCTAATGTGAAGTGCAATCGGTTAGTTGCATCTGTTTCAATTCTCGATCTCCCGCCACCAGTACCAAAAATCTCCAAGTAATTACCTGCCTGAAAACGCATGGCTGCTTCTTCAATAAGAATCACGCCACCATCAGTATCAGTGAATGACATTATTTTATCGTCTGCGTTATTAAAAAATGTAAACGCAGAAACATCTTTACCAGCTTTGTGTCCAGTATCGCCCAATGTCAAACGTTGGTTGGTTTCACTCCATGATATATTACTGGATGCTAGGAATGTTTGGGTTCCAGTCTGATCCCAGTATAGCATATCACCATCTGCTGTGCCATCAGTTAATGGTAATGTTGACTCTGTGATTACTGGCGACAATCCTAAGCCCTGATCGACTAACAATCCACCCAACGCTGCTGTCGTGGTTTGCGTGACAAGAGAATTAACATTGTATACTTCTACAACGCCTGTAATTGGGTTGATACTAATATTGCCGTCTTGTGCTTCTATTCGTTTGGACATGAAGTGTTCCTACATACTTATGATATGTATGTATTTATCACGTTTTAGGAAAAACGAAACATGCAGACAAAAAGAGAGGGGCGAATGCCCCTCTCGATTTTGCCTTTTAACCTGAAAGATTAAATGAATGTTACGCCAGTGATTCCTACCTGTGATAGATAGTCTGCTGCGTTACCTAGCGAGTTAGCTGTGTTAGATAGCTCTTGGTAACCGTAACGAGTCATAAAGCTGACTACTGGCTCGAATGTTGCAGGATCCATTACTGGTCCTGTAGACATTAGTGGGATATATGGGCAGTAGAACGCTGCTGCGTCTGTCTCTGTTGGCCCCTTATAACCGATTAGTACTGGCTGATCGTCAGCTAGATACTGGTCAACATAAACCTTCATGCTGTTGTTCAAAGTACCTACAAACTTGGTGTTTGTTGGTGCTTCGAATGTACCTTCTGTAGTACGAGCGAACGAAGAAGTTGTTGCACTCTGCAGGACTGTTAGAGCCTGTGGAGAGACAACCGCCCAGTTTGCTGCGCCACGACGAGTACGTGCTGCAACTAGGTTAGCTTGCTGGTTGATTAGAACAGCAAGTGCTGCGTGTTCATCACCAACGTATGTAGCTGTACCTGAAACGCCTGTCTGGTCGTATGTTACAGGAGCTGCGCCAGCTAGAGCGCGAAGATTTTGAATCATCTCCTGGTCGATTTCAACAGTAATTTCCTGTGCTAGTGCTTGCATGATTTCAGCTTCGATGTCGATGCCATGAACTGCCTGTGCATCCTGTGCTGCCTCAAAAGTCCAACGTGCAGATAGCTTGCGTGTGCGAGCTTCTACTGTTTCTTTGAGGATCTGGATGCTCATGCGATTACCTGGAGCGCCTTCAAGTGCTGCTGTTCCTGCTGCTGCGCCTGCTGGGTTTGCTGCTTCATCACCTGCATAACCACGCGCTAGATCGAATGGACCTAGAGCTTCTGTACCTGCTGTAACACCACTTGCTGTATCCGCATAACGAACACGTAGAGTGTGAATCTGACCAACTGGTCCTGTCATTGGCTGTACGCCCAGGATTTCATTAGCGATTACAGAAGGCATAACACGACGGATCAGTGGAAGCATTACTTTGTTTAGAGTAGCAATGTTACCAGCGCCCGTTGCGCCTGCTGTTGCAGTTTCTCTCAACTGCTGTTTACGTGTGTTCTCAAGAACCACGTTTAGTGAGTCACGACGACTTCCAGAGAGACCTTCTAGGAGAGCCTCTTTAGTCGCTGCCCACTTGCTTTCAAATAGCTTGTCTGCCATTATCTTTCTCCTTATTTACTATATAGTAGTTTATTTAATTCCTGCTGCTCTCTGGAGCGCCTGAATTTCTGCGAGGGTATCATTATCCTCTTGTGTTTGGGCAACCGACGCCCTCTTATCACCAGTTTTTGCAGTACGTACTGATTCCTTCAGATTACTGCGATCCTTATTAGTCTTGACTGTACGTGTGTTTTCATTTAGGACTGCAGGAATATATTTCTTGAAACCTTCATCCAACTTATCTGTCTTGACTGTCTGTAGCAACTCCTCCATTCGCGATCATTCGCTGCGCTCAACTTACGCTCAACAGACTCAGTTAGCTGCTTCTGTTTTGCTGCTTGTACCTTCGTGTTCTCTAGAGATTCGTTAAGCTTTGCAAGTTGATCCTGCAATTTACGCACTTCACCACTCTCATTCAAGTGTGATGTCATGTATTCACTTACGTATGCCTCGAAAATACGACGGCCAAAGTCGTTCTCACGCGCTGCCTTAATGTCAGTGCGGAAAGAACCAATTTCCTTCTTGAGAGATTCGTTAATGGACTGCTCAATTGTAGACGCTGCCTTCTTAACAAACTCGCGCTTGGTCTTAACTAACTCTTCCTTGCCTTCGCGAACGATCTTCACGCGCTGCTCCGCTAGAGCTTTCTTATCCTGGTGGAAATCTTTAACTTCTTCAGCAAGCTGTTTCAGTACGAAATCTTCCAGTTTGTGTACGTTAGCTTTAGCTGATGCGCGTTCTTCGTGAAGCTCTTTAACTTCCTTCGCCAATGTTGTAGCGATGAATGTCTCAAGCATTTTCACATGCTCACCAACTTTTGCTTTGTACGTTACTCTATCTTCTGCAAGTGCCTTCTTATCTTCAGCGAACTCAGCAAGCTCTCCGTGAATCTTGTCGTTCAAAAACTTGTCCATAGACTCGATCATAATGCTCTTGTCATGTTCAAACTTCTGTGCGAATTCTTCACGCAGTTCAGCAGTTAGTTCTTCCCTTGCTTCAGAAAGCTTAGTATTCCATGCTTCCTGAATCTGCTGCTGGCCCTCTTCCGAGAAGCCTTGTTCAGCTAGGATTTCTGCGAACTTTGTCATGTGTCGTTCTCCTTATATTTTTAGGTCTTTAATAAACTTGGCAATATCTTTTGCAAGATATTTTTCAGCTACTTTGTCATGTGTTGCATCTGCTGCCAGATTATACATTGTTGATCCACCACGCATGTTAAATAGACTCTCGTAAATGGTTCGTGGATAAGCGTTTGGTGCTGATGGTTGTGCTACGATGTCAACCGTTACGATTTCAAACTCGCTAACAAAACCATCATTACCTACGTTACCAGAGCCGCGAGAGCTAACGCCAAGTTTTGCGCCGCTTTCTAGCAATGTTTTCACAATGTTGCCTGTGGGTGTTGGGATAATCTTTAGTCTTCCGTGACCGTCCTTGCCGTTCATATCCATTTCTTCGATAATGTGTGAAACACGATCCAAGTTAATAGATAGTTCTTCTGGATGATCCAACTCTCCCAAAACTGTTTCGCCTTTCTGTATACGTTCGTTAATGTGCATTACTGCTTTATTAATTTCCGTAACAGGATAGACTCTCTGGTTCTGGTTCTTTACGTCGCCTTGAATGAAAATCCCTTTCATATACAAGTCTTTTCCATTATCTGACTTCTCAAGAACAACGTGAGCGTCATCGAACGACATAAATTCATAGAGTTTATTCATATTTGATTACCCTAAAGTATTAAGCGCCCTTTGGGGAGCCTTTGCTTCCAAGTGTGCTACCAGCACCCTTGTCATCTTTTACTTCTGTTTTAGCAGACTGTTTGCCTTGCTTAACGTCGATATTAGATGTTGGTGTTTTTTCTTCACCTTGAGAAGCTTTTGATCCAGACTCATCTCCGCCTTTACCAGTCTCATGTGGCTTGCCACCGTGGTCTGCTTTAGATGGAGCGCGTGTGAACATGCTCTCTTTACCAGTTGCGCCAATCTTGGAATTCTTGCCTGTTCCAGAGAACTTGCCTTCAGAACCCATGTCAGCTTTCTGCTCGTCTTGCAGCTTAGTAGCTTCATCTAGTTCTTCGTCGCATTCTTCTTCTTCGTACATGCCTTCCATTTCTGGCTCTGCATCAAACTCGCCTTCTAGCTCGTCGCCAAACTCGCCTTCTAGCTCGTCACCGCCTAGCTCGTCACCGCCCATCTCATCAGACATTAGTGCGTCAAACTCTGCACGTAGGTCTGCAAGACTTGCTTCAACATCTTCTAAACGATCTTCAACCTCTTCTTCTTCGGCTGGTTCTTCAGATTCTTCGTCGCCATCTTCATCTTCTTCACCTTCGTCACCGTCAAAAATTTCATCAGCTTCGATTTCGTCTTTGTCAGACTCGATCTCATCAGCAAAATCTTCTTTCTCGTCGCCGCCGAAGTCCTCATCTACGAGTTCTTCATACATGCCGCGAGCTTTTTCAACGATTACAGAGTGTAGAAGTTCAGAAGCAGCTTCGGATTCCTCATTAATGAGGAGTTCTAGCACTTGCTCTAGTTTCTCTCTGTGGGACATTATTGTCATCTCCTTTCAATTGATTAATAGGCAATGGACGCATTTTCTACGTCCGTAAGTATTACGATATATATTTACAAGAAAGGGATTATTACGGGCTATAATAGCCTAAAAACTAGGTTTTCTATTTATCCGCTCATTGCGAGCGTAAAAACTAGTTAGAATTCAGGCATGTCTCCACCACCTTCTT